CTCGGCTTCAAGTAGTGCGTGGTTTCGTGCTGTTTTTTCTCTATCAGCGAGAAACGCTTCTTTGTCAGCACCAGTCAGTTCTATAACTTGGTTGTCAATACCAACCATTATCTTATTGGTTGTAGCCATAAACTCTCACATTTCCTGTAATTGTGCCCGAACTAGCAATTAACGTAAATCCAGTAAATGAGGTTGTTGCATTAAATAACCCACCACCAACATAAGTTACTTGTGCGCTTGATGCTTGTACGTTTCCGTCAATAGATTGATGATGCGTTGTGTTCATAGTTCCAAATGGATTTCTTAATTGCAATGCACTTGTATAATCAGCGTCAGTCCTTGTTGAATCTATTGGTAAAATAAACCAACTTGTTTGGCTACTATTTCTAAAGTTGTCTGTAGCATTAAAATCTGTGTATCCAACATAACGTTCAAAATAATTTGCTGTTGAATTATCAGCGCCCGAAACTCTTAATCGCATTGAAACTGATTTATCTGCTGCTGAAGTTGTTGTAACGTTAGTTAAAATTAAATAATTGTCATAAGTTGCACTGAAAACATCATTAACAGATTGACTGGCTACTGCACTAAAACTAGTTGTATTAATCAGAGTCAGCCCTTGAGTAGATGTAGGCGCAACACTTACCCAGTTCGTGCCGTTGTAGGCTTCAACTTTGTCGGTGTCTTTTAGATATGAAACCATGCCCTCAGCAAAGTTTGCTGTACCAATCGCAGAAGATCTTGCGGCAGAACCACCAAAAACCATAACGGCTTGATCTTGTAAATAATTTTGTACATTCGATGCAGTCAAAACTTCTCCTGCTGTGAATGTTCTAAAACCTAAGCCACCCATTAAATCTCCTAAAAACCTAATCTGTTTGTATCAAGAATACCAAACTCTGTATCATCTAGCACAAGGCTAGCATAATCAAGAGTCTCAAAACCAAAAGTAATGTTGTGAGAATCGGATCTTATGTCATGATCAATTCTAATGATAGAAGCATATTTGTCTATCTGTGACCCAACTTTGTTTGGGGTGAACTTTATTTGAGCAACGTCACCTATCTCTAATCCCAGAATAGAGTTTTGTTGAATACCAGATAAGGCTTCAAGTTGAACAGTTAGGGTTTCAAAGCGATATTCAGGCTCAGAGTATTGACCAAGCAAATAGTTTGCTAATTCTAAAGCATCAGAATCAGTATTCATTAAGAGATTAGATTTAATTAAAGCCTGTTGACCATAAGAGTTTATAGAGTCAGAATCAGAAACAATTGCTGTTCCACCATTATTTCTTTCAATTTGTATGTAGTTGTACAAAAGTTCAGAACCATAAACAATTTGTACATTAGAAAAAGGCACACCAGATCCGTCATCAGAGAAAACAACTACCCCACTACCAACAGGTGCAACTGTTCTGTCTCTGTAATTAATGAACCCATCTGCTCCCATAAAAAAAGCCCCAGGCTCAGAATCAGAAACAAGTTGTAAATACTCATAAACATTTGTGCCATCTTCTACAACATCTGCTTGCAAAGTTGTTGCGCCATTATCAATATCTCTTAAACTAGATGGCCAATTAACTTCTGCGCGATCTAACACAGCATTGACTCTTGCTCCAGAAAGTTCAACTGTTGCTGTATGAGCAGATAACACTCTTTGTGATAAAAGTGTAAAACCATCAACACAATCAGCATTTGTAACAGATAAACCTGAAATGTCGTAGTTTAGATTCCAGTCATCAACAACACCATAGAAAACTGCTGAACCACCTGTTTTAACTTTGATTGTTCTTTTAGGAATAATTTGACCATAGAAAGGGCTTGCTGTGTTCTCAGGGTCAAAAGCACGATTGTTGTTATTAAATTCAATTGATGCACCACCGGCAGTAAAGCGATCTAATTGACGAGATTTGCCGCGATTAACAGAAACACTACGAACAAACTCTGAAACATCATAAAACAAAGTTCCACCAAGAGTGTATTCAGTATTGTCTAAAACTCCTTGAACAGGATCATCAAGAATAAAGAATGGTCCACCAAGAGCAGATAAATCAAAACCTATTTCAACAGTTGTTGCTGGCAAAGACATTAGGCACTCGCAAAGACTGGACCAGAAGTTTTCTCAAACTTTTTAATAGCGTCAACAATTTCTTTACCAACTTGAGTCGGATTAGTTCCGATCCCTGCATTAACAGTAATGTTGAAATTGTTTACAGAACCAGTTTTAGTTTGATTGTTCGGAATAATTTTGCCACTAGTGTTAGGCATAAAAAGTTCTGGTCCACGTTCACCAACAATATATGGGAATCCTGATGATACTGGTCCACCATTTGCTCTAAATCCAAAATCAAAAGGTTTTGGTTTAGGTTTAGGTGGTGGAGGGGGTGGAGTTTTTTTCTCTACAACTTTCTTTTTAACTTCGGCTGCAGTTGTATCACCTCTTGTTGCGTTTGCAATTGCTTGCGCGATTGCTGCAGCAGAGGCATTAAGTTGTTGAATAATTGCATCTACAAGACTTTGTGCGGCATTAACACCTGCGCTGTAAAAAGTATCAGCCAAAGTTGTTGAAACAGAGTCGGCAACAGATTCCACGCTTGCGGTCAGGGTGTTGACTTGTTGAACAATTGTTGATCCACCAGCAATAATCTCATCTGCAATAGTAGTTCCAACTTCAAAACCTGCCTCAGCAATATTACTAATAGCAGTTTGATTCAATCCCATAGTCAAAAGTTTTTGAATTCTTCCACCAAATTCTTCTGCTTGCTTTGATTGTTTTGTCAACGAATCTAAAAATGTTGAACCCTCTTCAATAGTTGTAAAACTAACAACACCTGTAATAGATGATTTAATGCTGTCCTTAAAATCGTTGTATTTTTGTGTTGCTTGTTCTAATTTTGATTGTGCTTGATTTAGCGCAAATGTAAAGTTTGCTTGAACAACTGTTGCAAGATCCTTGAATGATGTAACAAGTCCTTTGTTAATTTTAGGTTGACCTGTCATAAGTTTTTGTATTGAAGCCAAAGCGCTTGTGGCTAAAGTTGTAGCACCCTCAATAGATTGTGGACTTGTTCCAGCAACAAACTTTGCGTAATCTATATTGACTTCAGTTAACGCAGTAGTGTTGCGCTTTAATTCTTCTTGTGTTTCAATTAACTTTTTTTGTGCTTCTTCTGATAGTTGTAAGCCTTTTGTTTGTGACTCTAATGCTTTTTGTCGTTCTTTTTCTCTAAATTCAACTCTGCCTGCAGCAGGAGTTGCATTGGCTTTTGGAAATTGAGCACTAGGCGCTTTGCCTTGTAAGAAATCAATAAGCCATCTCGGCAAAGTTAATACACTGCTTGCAATTTCTTTAACAATAGTTGCAGCAAGTCCCTTAAATGTTCTCTCACTAGCATTTGCAGTTGTTATCAGTTCAGCAGTTAATCCACCAAGACCCTCAATTACTAAACCAATTTCTGTGCCAATATTTTGTAATTTTTTAGATGTTGTGTCAGAACTCACACCAACTTGACTCAATGCATCATTAACCAGTTGAATAGATCTTAAAAATCCAAAACCAATTTCATCTTTTAAGTCACCAAAACCTTGTTTTAATTTAATTAACTGACCCTCAGGTGTATCTAATAAACTTTGATTAAACCCTTTGTATGTAGAGTCCAAGACTTTGATAATTGCTGTAACACGTTCTGCTTCGGTTCCAGTTTTAATTTGTTTTTTAGTTGCTTCATCTAGAACAAAACCTGTTTTAGTCAGGGAAGCAAAGTTGCCTTGCAAGGCTTGAGCCAGCCCATTAGTCATCTGTTTGAAATCATCAGATGTTGCAGTAGCGCCCTTTTCGGCAGTTACATAATCAAGGATCGCTGGTGTTAATTGTTGAATTGTATTTGCGGTCAAATCAAAAGTTGCTAACTGAGATTGAGCAACACTAATGTTTTCTTTTGAAACAACGCCAACTTTTTCTAAAGCATCTGCTTGTTTAATTAATGCATCAACTTGGCTGTTAGTTGCTCCACCAGTCGTCAAAAGTATTTTTCTTAATCTGTTTTGTGAAGCCTCAAGTTCAATAGCACCTTTAATTGATGATGCAAAAAATCTTCCAATTTCCCTAGCCCCAAAAGTTGCGGCAAGAGTTAAGCCAAGTTTTTTCAGCCCATTATTAAAAGATCCAAATGCATCACTTGATTTTTTGGTATTAGCAGAAATCGAATCAAGTTTTGCGCCAGCCTTGTTGATATCCTTGACGGCTTTTTCAATGCCTTTTGGATCCCATTCTGAGGATAATCGAACAACAATTGCCATCAGTTATGCAATCTTCTTTTGCAATTCTCTGTTTGCATTGATTATTGACTCCTCAATAGTTTTATCAATCTCCATTGTAATTCTTTGTCTGTATTTATCAACTGCTGGATAAATGTATCTTGGTGCTCGACCACGACCAGTTGAGTTTAATGCGTCAATCATAGATCTGCCCTGGCCATTTATTCTGTGCCTCATTATTGTGTTTCCTTTTGCATAGGCTCTTGTCATTCCAGATGTTTTTACCTTGTTTGCTTTTCCAGCAAATTCAGCAATCTGAACACCTGCATTAGTAATAATTAACTTTGCTGTTGCTGTTCTTTGTCTGCGAGCACTTCTTGAGGTTGATAATTTTATTTGTATTCTGACTGCTCTTTTTGGCCACGCAGTTCTTCCGTTATGATTAAATCCACGAATTGGTGCAGAGGTTGGAATATTTGACCTTATGGCTGTGACTAAAGGTGAAGCAACTTCAGCAATATCTTGACGAAGATCTTTGACAACATTTTTTTGATATTTATTTAATACCGCAAGTGATTGGTTTATTCCTAACACTTTTTGATTAACGATCATGTGGACGTGTCATCTCCGTTGCTTTCCAGCGCAGATACATTCCTAATGTAAATAACATTCTGTCAGACTCTTGCATTAAAAGTGAGGGAGCAATTCCTGTCTCAGTGGCCAGATACGCTATGTACCAATGCGCACTTGCGTCACCAAGACCAATTATTTTGGGCTTTCTTCACTCACTTCAACTGAATCAACATCATCTAACCAGTTGTCAAAGTCTTTTTTGGTTGCATTTGTTCTTTTTTCAGAATGCCAAGCAAGATACAACAGGTCAGTAATTTTGAACTCCTCTTGGAGTCTTGCAACTGACCTGTCAAATCTTTCTTCAAATGCAACGAGATCTTTAGCAGAGCAGGTTACTTCTTTTGGTGTTGCACCTGAATATGTTACGCGCAGATTGATTTTCATATTTAGACAGTTCCTCTTACAATTGTTCCTGTTGTTGGCCAAGTCACAGACAGTGTGGCAATATCGCCGACTGAACTCGAAAATGGGCTGTACTGTGTGACGAGACATTCTGCCGTATATTTAGGTGACGTGGCTGTAACTGTTCCTGATGCGCTTTGAATAATTACTGTTGCAATTGTTCCAAGTAAAGGATTAAGTGTTGCATCAACTGAACCTGCACCAAAATCTTGCATAAAGTTCAAAGTTACAGCACCAGTTTTCAATCCACCGATTCTTGTTCTAAAGTTTTGACCAAACGCTGTAGTTTCTACTTCGTCTGCTTCTTGTGATAATTCAACTGAATTTAAGTTTGTTGAAAAATCAATACCAGCAACGGTGATTTTGTGATCTATTGCTGCAAATTTTGGCATTTTTTGTTTTTCCTTCTTCTAGTTTGCGTAGCAAAGTACTGTAAACTCTGCTGATAAATATATTACATCACCAATCGTGAGTTCCCCATAATTTCTCATCTCAGTTACCCTGGAGTCAAATGCGTTCCCACCTAAAGTTTTATCAGACTCAACTGCAAGTTTGATACTTTGAGATCCTGTGCTTGAAACAAAGGCATCAAGTTTGTTTTGGGCTGTTCTTTCATCAACTCTGCCAACAATTACTGATACAACAAAAGTGTAGGTTTGCATCCCTCTTCTGAACACATCATCAAAAGAAACAGAGATTGGTGTCACTAAAGCAATTGGTGGATTGGGGTTGTCTGGAAGTGTTGGACTTGTTCTTAAACCAGATATTGTTGCAAGGTTAGTTGCAATTGCAGTTCGCAGATCGGTTATTGATGCCATTAAATGTAGTTTCTCATTCTGCGATATGGGGCAACAAGTTGTGCAACATCAGGATCAAGATCTCTTGTTACACGAATTGCTCCAAGATCACCAAAGCCAGCAACCCCTAGTGGGGAGTCAAGGCGTTTGTAGATTCTTGATGATTGGATAACGCATGCTTGTTTAATTGCGATTGGTACAGACGGCCAACCATAAACTGCTGTGAGTTTCACTAATGCTTCTCCACCTGAGATCGGCCAGAGGTAATCTCCGACTGCTCTAATGTTTGTGAAAGGCCATGCTTGTCCATCTAAAAAACCATTTAGTGGTTCAAGTTGATAATCGTCTGTTGCCCAAGTTGTACTAAAAACACCATCAGCGTTGTTTGCTGTTTGTAAAGTTATTGTTGATGATGAAATGTCGTCTATCTCGCAATTGAAATCGTCTAATGCAACAAAATATCGTGTTGCTGTTCCTATTGCATAAAACTGTCGACCAGCGTGACCATCAATTAGTCGAGAAGCAGATTCAACTGCCATCTCTAAAATTGAATCATCAACATTGTCGGTGATCCTGAGGGCTGCTTTCACTTCGTTGAGTGAGGCGTAGCCATTTGTTATTGCCAAAATAACTCCTAACTTATGAACTTAGTCTATCTGAAAATTAAAAACTGAGAATCTATTATTTGGTGCTGTAAGTTGTTTTCTTGAACAAATTGTGTTACTGCTTGAATTACCCCTGGCCATTGGGCAGAGTAATCATCTCCAACTAACACTTTTTTTGTCAAAGGCCACCAATCTTGTAGGTCTGCATAAACTTCTCTGAATCTGTGGCCAGCATCCAAGTACACCATATCGGCTGAAACATTTTCTTTCATGAAAAGTTCTGATGCAGATGAAGAGGTCATAGGCAAAGGGCTGATTTGTTGATTTAAGTTTTTGCTTGTTATGTTAGAACAAAATTGTATGTAGATTTCTTGAAAATTATTGACAAGATTTTTAACATTTTTTTCTCTCCATAAAATTTCATTAGATCCTAAAAAGGTGTCCACGCAAATGATTGATGCTGAAGTTAATGTGCTCATATAAATTGCTGAGGCTCCAAGCCAAGATCCAACTTCAACAATCGTTTCAGAGTTTGTTTGTTGTATAGCAGTTTTTAGGGCAAGTGATTCAGAGTTCCATCCTTGAATGTTTTCTTGTAGTTTGTAGATTGGGGTTTGTTCGCAATATAAATTCTTAAAATGTTGAAAGTTCATAACGACAGGGCTTCTTCTCGCCATTTAGGATCAGCGTTCGCCCAGCCAGACATAGAGTTTGCAAAATCTTTTCTGTATGTGTAACCAATTTTATTTGACCACTCAAATTTTGCACCTGCTCTGGCTATTTGTTTCCAGAAGATCCAATCAGTGTAAGGAGATTCAACAAAAGGATAATCTAATGCCCATTGTTTTCTAAAGGGTGAACCAAAACAAAAATAACAATTAGGGTCGGATGCTATTGATTCATTTGACATTTGAGGTGGTAAATATTTTTCTTGACCATTGATGTCAATACCCATTAACCAAACATCTGAACTGACTTGATCTAGTTCATTCAAGCAGTCAGGTTTGATCTGATCATCAATGTCCATTAACAACATCCACTCAGTATCGGTGTAATTACAAATAAAGTTGGCGTAATGAGGATTTGGCACTTGCCAATAGGATTCAATAGACTTGTGTAAAACCTCAGCCACATCAATTTGTCTTGGTCTATCAGAACAAACAATAACTCTTGCAGGTTTTGTTTCTAAATCGTTTATTGCTTTGGACCACCGATCTAAATATTGGTCATAGTTTTCACCATAAATCCAAGCCATTATTGTTACATCTACCATCTGATGGGCATACCTAAAGTTGATGGATGACCCACATGATAAATCCAAGTGATTTCTGAAATATTGGTTATATGTTTATTGGCTTTGGCAAGTTTTTTAATTAAATTAAAATCTTGACCAACACGATTACCTTGATTGTCAACTTCATAACTTAAAACATCAAAGTCACCACTAAATCCACCTACATCTAAAATTGCTTCACGCTTTGCAATCCAAGTAACAGGAACTTGGTGTGGATTGTTGTTGTCCCAAGGTAGTCCTCTGAACATCTCTAAATGACCAGCATCAGACAAATTGGAATACTTAAAATGTGGGAACACTAAATCGGCATTGGTTTCAATAATTTTTTTATACAACAATTCAATATGATTCGGGAGAAGTTCATCATCATCATCAAGGATCGCAACATATTTTGTTTTTGCTTGCTCAATGATTTGATCTAACACAGCAGGCTGACCTAATTTGTCAAGATCTATCTTGATAGAATGTTCTTTAACTTTTAATGTTTGATTGGTAACGCTTTGTATGGCTCTTTGTAAAAGTTCAACCCTTGTCGGAATGGTTGCTGTACAAACAGTTACATCTGCGATCTCAATCCCAAGCATTTTGTCTCCTACGCCTAATTGACCATTCACCTTGACTAAAATCTTGTTTGCTTATTTTGTTTTGGTAATACTGAGCATTGTTGTCAAAAGTTTCATTGTTCTTTGCTTGAAAACCTGCTTTGAGAGTTGATGAATTATCGTGAGCCAAAGGAATAAAACTGTCAGACACATCAATACCAGCCTTTTTGCAACGGCGTTCATAATCATTGTCCTCAAAATATGCTGGATGTAATGCTTCATCAAATAAACCAACTTGATCTACAACTTTCCAACCAAGACTAAAGGCACACCAACTAGGTGCACCATTTGATAACAACAGTTTATTTGGATTGGATAATTCATCAAACATTTTTAGGGAGTCTCCACCCCATTCAACATCAAAGTTAGAAATCAACCACCAATCAGAATTAGGCAAACACTTGATTCCCAGATTCCAAGATGAAGCAACCCCAAGGTTTGATGGGATCCTTAAATGCCAAATTTTTGCAATCCATTGATTCCATACAGGCACATAGTCATAATCTCTTGCACCATTGTTTATGATTACGAGATCTTTGACTGGGTAATTGATTGACATAATCATCCTGTCAAGCAGATCGTGTCTTGCAAGAACTGGAACTATCATTGCTGGAATCACAGATGCCTCAAATCGTCAAAATAAGCCATGTTTTAGACAAGTTTAGTCTTGTTTAATGTCGGGAGTCGTAACAGGAGGCTTCTTCTCAAATATTGCCCTTAGCGTTGGTTTCCAATGAGTTTCGTAGACATAGTTGGCTTCATACTGTTTAGCAAATTCAATTGCCTTTTCTGATCTGACCCGATCTCTCTTGTATGCCTGTTCTAATGCTTTAACAATTTCACTTACATTTGGAACGTGAAAGAAAGATTTTTGTGGGGCATCCCAAAGTGGTTGTCCACCGATCTTCCAGCCGTCACCGACAAGTTCTGCTGATGCGGCAAAGTCAGAAACAATTACTGGGGTACCACAGGCTTGCGCTTCAATCGTTGGAACACCAAAGCCCTCACCATAAGAGGTAGCAAGCAGAACATCCATAGCCGTATAAATTCCTGCCATTGTTTCAATACTTAAACCTGTGCGCAACAAATAAGGATCAATAAAAATTACTTTGTCCTCTGGTATTCCAACAGACAAAATTAGATCCCTCATTTTTATTCCACCTAAAGAACCAGACGCATCTGTATGCAAATACAAATAAGCATCTTTTTTGTTACGAGCAAACATTGAAAAGGCTAAAAGATTTTCACCAAAGGCTTTGCGACAAGGATAAACACCTTTGTTTGCGGCATTCATTCCCACAACAAAAGCATCTTTAGGTAATTTCAAAAACTCTCTTGGGGTCATATTTATTTCATCAAAAAAATATGTTGGTTTGTAAGTTGATTCAATTGCGTGTGGAACATAATAACTTTCAATGTTTGCATTCTCTAACATTGTTTGTCCAAACTTGCTCATAGCAATCGGACTTACATTTGGTTTTCTACACCATTGTGTTACCTCAACAGGTGCCGGCAGATGATCAATGGGTACCCAAGATGCAACATTCCAATCATCCCATTTATCTCCCTTGAAAACCCAAACATCAAATAAAGTGATAAGCAAACTTTTTGCGTCAGGATCTTTACTGGACCAGTCATACATGTGTGCTGGAATAACATCATTACTGTATTGGTCGTGACCTCTTGCATAAATTTGTACTGGACCACTTTTAGTATTCCAATAAGTGTTGTTGGCTTCTAAACCATAGTTGGCTGCAATTGCAACATCATAATTATCTTTTTTAAGTCTTGGCACAACTTGTGCTGTTTGTTGTCCATAACCAGTACTTGCCCAAGGGGCATTAGACATCCACAAAATTCTTGAATTATTTTTTTCTTGTTTTTTTGACATGCGCAGAACTCCCATTGTAAATCGCAGGTGAGTCCACTCTACAAGAGAATGGACTCAATTTATGTCTGACACTCAGCCTGCGCTCTGAATGTCAGACGATTTTCTCAAACCAAACTCGGATTAGGAGTTGCTTGATTTGAAGAATTTGACGTGGCTGGTTTGAATTAGGTTTCCATCAACTCTGAAAGTTGCTCTGAAAGTAACTAAATCATTGGCAAAAGCAAAATCATCTGAGCGATCTAACTTTAAGCCACCAACTTGGCGAACATAATAACTTGGTAAGTGACCAAATATTACGGGTTTCACAGCAGATGCGGCAGTTGCCATTGCTGGATTCTCAAATATTGGATAACCAAGTAGCAAGTCTCTTGCTTCGGCTGTCAAAGATGGGCTGAACAAGTATTGTCCTGCATTGTCTTTGAGTTTTCTGACTGCAGCAATTGAACTTGCGTTCATTTGAAAGCCTGTGCCAGCAAGTCTGCGACCTGATGAATCAACAGAATAAACTAAATCAATTAGATTATCTGCTGTTGGATTCAAAGAAGTACCTGTAACTGCTGAACCTGCACGATTAACTAATCCGTTTGGTTCAACTGTTCCTGTACCTGTTGTTAATGCTGTGTTTACTGAGAACCCTAGTGATTGACCAACTTGGGATGCCAAGAAACCAAGAATGTCCACACCTGAATCTTCAATTAGTTCACGTGAAACTTGGGTCAAGAAAGAATACTTAAATGCACCAAGTGTTACAAATGAATTGAAAACTGGATCTGATTCACCGATTGCTGAACCCTCTGCGGCAACTGTGCCAGATGAGTATGTTGCAATTGATGGAATTTGTAGATTTTCTCCACCAGCAGTATTTAAGATTGTTGATGTTTCCAACATTGGGCCAGATTGTCTTGCAAGCAAGAGAACTTGGTCATAGAAAGAAGTTGGAACAGGTGAACCTGTTGAACTCTTTGTCACATCTCTTTTTTCAAAGGTGTGTGAACGCATTTCACCACGAGCAAGGGAACGAATTGCATCTGCATCATTTTTTGCTGAGGCTGATACTTCTTCTGGTCTTGCTTGGTTTTCTAAACCTTTCATGGCTTCCATAGCACGCATTTCGCGTTCTTGATCTGCCTTGATGGTTTCGATTACTTTTGCGCGATTTTCTAATTCAGCATTGATTTTGTTGTATTTTTCATTTTCTTCTGCTGATAGATCGCGATTTTCTGTTGCAGCGTGGTCGAGAAGTGATTTTGCTTCTTCCCAAGCACGAGCGCGTGCTTCTGTTTGTTGTTTAATATAGTCTGACATTTTTCTCCTGTGAGAGTTGTATTGGATTTTGACTGTGTGGCTCACACAACAGTTATGAACAGAGGTGGTTCCACTCATCTGTCAAAATAATTATTGCACAGAAATTAACGTGTTTCTGTAATTTCCTGAACTCGTGTTTCTACAACTGGGTTGAAAGATTTATGTTCAACATTTTCGATCTTCCAAATTTCGTTCACAATCGCTTCGACTGACTCCACGATTACCCCAGAGTGAGGATGTCCTGTTGCTTGCAAAATGGCTTGTCTTATTTGATCTTTGTTCATTGTGATGCCTTCCATAGAAGATCTAGGTGTTTTCTTTTTATTTCTAATGAGGCAAGTTCTTTTTGTACAACATTATCAACTGTCAAAATGTTGTCGTCATCTTCTTCGCTTCTTGTTTCTTCGCGTAATTTAGAAACAATTTCAATCACAAGATCTGCTTCAAAATGATTTAGTTCTAAACCCTCTTCAAGTTTAGAAAGTGTTTGTTGAACCATATCGGGATCTAAATGCACAAGATCAGCCAAAACATCTAAAGATCTTACTGTTGCAGTTGTTGATTGATATGCTGGAAAACCTGTAACAATAGAAACTTCGTGTAAACGAATTTCTTTGAGTTCTCTTGTTTGTCCGTCACCTGACCAACTATCTCCACCTTGAGGAACACTAAAACCAAAAGACATTGAGTTCACATCACCTCTTTGCATCAACACAGATAAATCACGACCATCTGAGGTATCAGGCAAAACTGCTTCTGCTAACAAACCTTTTGAGTCTTCAGTCAGTTTTAATGTTTTAGCACGAGTTGATCCAAGAACTTTATCCATATTGTGATTCATAAAAAGTTTAATTTCGTTGCGAGATTTTAATGATCTCTTGAAAGCCCCTGGCAAAATTCTTTCAGTAAAAGGAAGTGGTTGGGAATCACTATTGAAAACTGCGGCATACCCAGCAAAGCGCATACCATCTGATTGTCCATCTTCAATTCTTAACTCAAAATCAACATCATTTTTAACTCTGCGTTCAACTTTTGTTTTCATATTTGATTCCTGTTCTTTGCTCAATAATATATTAACACTTGCCCATCTCTTTGCTTGTTCTTCTCTAATTCTTTCAACTACACTTTTTGCGTAATTCATTGTTCTGGTTGCATCGGATTTGCTTGGACCAGATCCCCAAAGCAAATGAGCAACTAAACCTGCCCCTGGATAACCTTTATCTTCACGATTAGAATTTTGTGGGGCATCTAAATCAACTAAATGTCTGGCGATCCATGCAGCAATACGAATCCACTTATCATCTGAAACTTGTCCATCTGCCATAAGTCTTGCTTCACGAACAGTCTTATCTGTTAAACCACCACCACCTTTGCCCTCAGCATTAAGTTCAAGTCCACGTTTGGCGGCATTTCTCATATACTCTGGAGGATCTTGATTGATTGCTCTTGTGTTATCAAAAGAAAAATCTCTTGTAGATTTAGGGTGGCTCTTTGGTAATAGATCGTTGTCTTGTACATAGTTTGGATTCTTTGGTCTGCCATTTCTTAAAAGATACAGAAAAGCATTGACTCTGGCCATAGCCCAACCACCACGAGTCATTCCTGGTCTAAAAGAACTTGAATATGCGCCAGCGCCTCTTCTGTAAACTGATTTTAATTGTCCAAGAGTTGTGCGTGTCCAATCGGGTTTATTTTTGGATGCCATATCTTCATTGTGTTCTTTGACTTTGTTTCTTAAACCTGTTGTTGTTTTTTCATCAAATGTTATTTTTCCACCAGCACCTTTGGCGCTTCCTGCTTTATTTTTATCTGAACCTTTGATCTGTTCTTTTTTAGGTGCAGGCGCTCTTAACTCGTCATCCATATCATCTTCTAATTCATCTTCAATTTCTTCTGCAGTTTGCCAAGCGTTGCAATAATATGCGCCATTCACATAGTCATCCCACTTTTCACACCAAGCACGAAGTTCACCATCAGCAAATTCTTTAACATCATCTTCTTTGTAAAAAATACAATTTCCACAAGCACGACCCTCTGGAACATCCTCTGATAAAGATGGTCTGTAATTTTCGGGCAACACACGATACATCATTTTTTTCTTCTTATTGTGCTTTAGTCTTTCTCCACCTGGTTCCATATCTTCAGCAATTGAAACAGCAACCATTTGGTCAATAGCATCTTGTTTAGTTGTGTGGCATCCAATAACTTCGCCATCTTCTTTGATGGTTGCCCATCCAGAGCAGTCAGGTGATGAATCAGTAATAAAATATGGCATTAAATATCCTGCTCAAACCAAGCAATATCGCGAGAGCCTGAACTTGATAAACCATATAAAGAATTACCAGGCAGTAAAGTTAAATCTAAATATTCAGTATTGCTTAAATGAAAACCATTAGAACTAGAAACATTTGAACCACCAAGATAAATCACTCCACCAGAAGAATTATGCAAATTTAATTTTATAGGATTTGTGC